AATCCCACAACTTGAACTGGAGATGGATCTGTAGAACCAATACCAGATGAGGTAGAAATAATGTCATATCCTGTTCCAAGTGATTGTGTACTAATACCAGATTGTGTGTCTTTGAATGTTTCAATCGCAAATATTCTCAATGCATAATTATTAAATTTAGATTTCGCTGGAAGATATCTTAGATTTCCAGTAACTCCTGAAATATTGAAGTCAAATTCACCAAGATCGATTGCAGTTTCAACACGACCAAATGGCATCATATATCCAAGAGATCCATCATGAAGTAAATTAATTTGAATTATTTCTTTTTCACCAGAAAATCTAGTATCAAAAAGTAAAACATAGAATTTAACTCCATCAATATCATTAATATTAAATCCAAACACATCAGAAAATGCAGTCGCACGAGGTAGGTCATTAAATTCAGAACTCACACTATCAATTGTAATCGCTCTATTAGTTCTTGATTCAATATAATCAGTTAAGATTCGATTACCAAAACTAATTTCATCAGATGCAAACAATCCAGCAATATTCTTAGAATTTTCTGTAACTAAATCAAAATCATAATAATTATGTAATGATTCTTTTTCACTTACTAAATCAGCAACAACCACAGCAACTGATGAAGAGACTCCAACAGATGCATTTCTTCTATTTTTATCATCGGTTGAAGCTGTAGAAACAATACTTACATCAGCAAAGTTTCTAAATCCAACAGTGTGTCCAAGACTATTAACTGGATCTTTCCATGTTTCATATTGAACAGAACTTTGTAATGAGTAAGAAAATGTTTGATAGTAATCATTATCCGCTAACTTTTGCAATTCAGTATTTAATTTTCCTGTTTCTTTACGGAAACCACTTCTAAATTCTGAATCTGAATCAATATTAAATACAGAATCAAATTTAGTTGTTTGTTCAATCAGTGCAATTGATTTAGAGGATGCACCATTAATTGATTCTCCAACATTAAAGGTATCGTTAGATAGAACTTTAAGATACTTATTATTTTCATTCCATGCAACAACTGTTCCTATTTTATCACCTGTGCTTACCTTCTCTCCGACACTGAATTGATTTGTTTCTACGGTAATATCAAATTGTGCAATATTTTCAAAAGGTATCGCCTGACCAGATGATGATGGGCCACTAAAAATGCCTGGGCTTGTGACTGATGAGTCTAAATTATATGAAACAGAAGCATTTCCTCCGCCTGGATTTGTATTAACACCAGTAATTACAAATGGTTCATAATTGTAATCTGATGAATTAAATCCACTTCCAGTAGATCCAATACCAATGTTTTCTACATATAATTTTTCACCAAGAGTAAATGGATATGTTGTTGAATCATATGATCCTTCAAGAGTTAGGGTAACTAAATTTGTTCCACTTGTAAATGATAGATTCTTAACTTTAATTCCGTTATTATTATTTGTAGCAATAATTCTTGGGTTTGTATCATATAATGAATTTGTATTCGTTAGTATTCTAACCTCTGAGACAGATGTTCCTTTAACATCAACAGATGTTAGAACTTCATTTTTAGTTAATCCAGTTACACGATCAATTACTACAATATTGGGTGGTTGAAGATAGTTTTTACCTCCTGAACTAATTCCAATACTAGAAATTTTAGATAATCTATCTAATCTTAATATTTGTGGTAATTGAACAGATGGTTGAATTGTTTTATCTGATGAATAATTAAATCCGATATTTTTAATTTGATATCTTTTTAATCTACCAATTTCATCACTGTTTAATCTGATTACACCACCAACTCCGAGTGTTGATCCTATTGAAGTAACAACAGGAATTGTTTGATAATTTTTACCCTTTGATATAATTCTAATATTATTAATTGAACCAACTGCACTTTTAGATGTTGTATTATATTTTAAAGTTGTAGCTTCCTCTTTTGTATAACCATCTTTTTCTGGTTGAGATGGTAAAACAAATGAGAAAGTTGTGCTTCCAATTCCAGTGATATTAAAATTACCGTTATAACCACTATCTGATATTTTTAAATTAGAATAGTTAATTACATCAGTATCAATAATTGGATCTCTTTTTGTTGGAGCATTAACATTTAAGTTAACAGGTGTTAATTTATAAAAAAGATCTGTGGGAGTGTTTTGTGTTACGGAAACATCAACTCTTGCAGTTGTTGTGACTCCAACTGTTCCAACACCTATGACTTGGAATCCACCATCCTCTCTGTTATTAAAATATGGATTTGTAAAATTAGTATCTCTGAATAATTCAAAATCAAATACTTGTGTTCTCTTTCCTGAGATAACTTGAGTTAAAGTGGAATCAGATACGGCAAATCCAACTTTATAACCACGAGTTAAAGATAATGGTGGATTGATGAGAGCTGTTGTGTGTCCAGATCCAACTGATGTAAGTGAAATACAATCGGGTATTAACTTTTTAGATTTAAAAGCAGTCTCTGATAATTTGATTGTATTTTTATCAATTCTAACCACAAAATATGCAAAGTCATTAAATAGTGGATTTGCTGGATTAGATGATTTGTAAATTACTTTATCACCTGTTTTATATCCATGATTTGGAACTGTAATTTGATCTTTTGTTATATCAACATCTGATGCACCAAAGGTGATTGGATTAATAAATGTTCTGCGAGTTGTATCGTCAAATAGAACATTAAATGAAGTTGTAATGCCTGGAGTTACTGATATTGAAACAAAGTCATTTGCAGTTAAGTTATGAGCTTCTTTACAAACAACAGTTCCAACAACTTTTTCTACAAAACCAGTAATTTCAGTTTTTTGCGGTTTGAAACTGTGAATCTCACCAGTTCCGTGACCTTTGAAGAATAATTGATAGGCAGTTGATCCTATTCCTGTGATAGAACCTGTTGATCCTATACCTAATGGATTTGTAGATATACCAAGTAAGTCTCTACCTAAATTGATTGCAAATACAGGTGAGTTATTTGTTAAGTTAAACGTAGATATACCATTAGATACTAAAAGTGGTGTCCCATTATCACTTGAATACAATAATTTTTCACCAGTTTCAAATCCATGATTTTGTAAAAATATATTTTGAGTTGGAACAAATCTTTCTGTAGATCCACCACCCACAACTTTAAATGAATATCGAATTGTTGATCCAATACCAACACCAGCTGATTCCCCTAAAGAAACACTTTCAATCGGATTGAAATAATATGGAATATTAACTCTTGTTTGTATATCAGTATTAATACCTAAATTAAAGACAAGATTACGATTTAAAGATGTAATTAGAGATGTGCTTGTATGAGCAGTTCCTAAAACACCATCAAATTCTCTTTTAACTCTAAGTTTATCATTTACATCATCCACATTAAGAACTAACATTCTTTCAGTGTTAATTCCTATAACATCATCAGGTGCGATTGCATTTCGAGATAAATCACCAGTTACAGAGAAACTTGTAATTATACCTGTAGATGCGGTTGTTCCAATCCCTGTGTTTAGAAGTAAGAATGATGTATTAAATCCGATTCGATGTCTTCCATCCAATCTTCTTAAAGAATCCGTAGATAATCCAGAAACAGTTACAACATCACCAACAACTAAATCATGAGGTTGACTTGACAGTCCTACAACCTGACCATTTTGATTATTATATGTAAATACAATATTTTCAATTTTAACTACTGTAGACCCTACAGATACAATTTCTTTTCCTTCAACTCTTGAAATTTCACCAGAAAAACCATTACCCTTACCTAAATTTTTAATTCTAAGTGGATCTTTAACTTGATATCCAGATCCAGAACTTAAAATTTCAAATTGATTAATTCTGCCTGGTGATGCATATTTAATTTCAATTTCTTGATCAACCAGTTTACGACTATCATGTATTCCCTCGTATTCTGCACCAGCATTATCAAGTTTATATGGATTTGTATTTCTGCGAAGATTTAATGTATTTAAATCTAAATCTTGATTATTTGTTTCTACAAAATTAAATTCATCTGGTTTCGCAGCATAATTTTCACCAATTAAATATGGAAATACTGGAGATCTAAAGTTTTTGAATGTACCACTTGTTTCATTCTCATTTGGATTAATTGTTGCAAAGTAAGCATATGTTCCCTTTGGATAATCAGGAGTAATACAATATCTTCCATTATTTTCATCAAGATCACCGTTTCCAAGATACTCATGATCCTCTACAAAGAATCCCAATGGAAACTCTGATATCGGTGGCCCATTTTCCCTACTTGTTTTAAGAGCGTAACCAGATCTCATAATTCTTACAACACCACCATCCTTACGATCATATCCATAAGGGCCATAAATTGGATTACCATCATACGCCCATCCAATGATAGGTGAGTGATTTAATGATGCTTGTTCTGCGTTATTAAGAAGATTTAAATCATTTGATGTATAATCAACTGTTCCATCACTATTTTTTTGTTTTAATACTTTTCTTAAACCTCTAGGTACATAGAAGGATGTAAATTTAATACCCTCATCATTATCACCTCTATCTAAAAATCCATCATCATCATAAAATATATCCTCATATCTTTTAACATTATTGATTGCCCAAGATCTAATTTTTGTTAAAAATACTGCGCCAGTGCCAGGAATTACTTCTTCAACACCAACTGTTGCTGTTGAGTATCCAACACCACCATTATCAACAGTGATCTTATCGACTCTTCCATTACTAATTGAAGAAATAATTTTTGCACCAACTCCATCACCTAATATTCTTAAATCTGGACTAGAAGTATAATTATCACCTGAACGAGTTACAATTACAGATTGTATTTTACCACCAGTGACAATAGCTTTATATTCTGAAGATGATCCAGAAGAAACACGAACTTGGGGTGCAATACTAAAATTAAATGTTGTTGGAGATCCATATCCAATTCCAGGCTTTTCAACATTGATTGATGTTATTGAACCTCTGACAATTGGATTAACTTTTGCATGATAATTTTCTGGATGTGCAGTATTGATTCCAATTGTTCCTCTTACATTAACAACAATTGGTGGGTAATTAAATATGTGTTCTCCAGATCCAACTGATGTTAATCCAACAAATTGTTTTGTTAAATAATTTGCATTTGATAGTGTGGTTCCGATTCCAGCAGAAGCAAGACGAAATCTATCATCACTTACTTTTAAAACATAATAATCTTGATCAGTGTCAAGTCCACCGATTGTAATTCCAATTCCTGAGTGTGAGTATCTAATCAACTCTCCATCTTCAAATCCATGATTTTTAAATTCAATAAAATCAGAGTATGTATTAATACCAGCAGTAGGAACTAATCTTCTTTTATTTTCATATCCCTCGCCAGGATTTTCTACAATAATTTGTCCTAATACAAATTTTTTATTCAAACTTTGAAATCTTTGTGATCCATCAGCAAATCCAGTTAAATTAAGAAGATTGGATTTTGTAATTGCATCATTTTGATTATTTGCAAGTTTAATTGTTGTACTATTAACTTTAGATACAAAATAAATTGCTTCGTCAACAAGTCTTTGATCTGGATTAAGTTGAATTGCAGTTGTAGTAATACCAGCGCTTGCAATACCAATCGCACCAGTGTTAAAGGTTTTATAGATTACAGCCTCTCCATCACGGAACTTGTGAAATGTTCCAAAACCAATCGTATCATCTGCAATGTTAATTGCGTTACCTGTTGATGATGCATCAAAATCAATAAAGTGATCAATTTGTTTTAATCTTGATTTTGCGATTGCGTCTCGACCATTACCACCACTAATTTCAATTACAGGTGGTTCAACATAATCAAAACCAGCATCTATAATATCAAATCTTTCAAATGAACCCTTAATATTAGCAGTTGCACTTACACCAGCTCCAGTTAAACTTTCAACAGACACTGTAGGTGGTGTGATTACATCAAATTGTGATCCACCTTCTAACACATCTATTGATTCAACACCACCAAATTGAATAACATCACCTGACTTATAGTTTGATATCTCTGTACCATTTACAAGGATGCCAGTGGTGCCAGGCTGCGTCTCACGGACTTCTCCATCGAAGAGTGGATTGAGAGATATTCTCTTTAATAATTTTTGATGTTCGAGTTTCTTATTTGCTAATTCTGGAACAGAAATTTTAAAAGTTCCATTTCCAGTTGCATCTACAAAGTCACCATTTATAAGATCTGGTAATGAGTTTGCAAGACGAATGTTATTAGAACTTACACGACTGACATAATAATTTTTACCATCAATGAGTTGTCCTAAGAATCCACTAATCACATTATAAGTAACAACTTCCCCAGAATAGAATCCATGATCAGCAGCACCCTCTGTAACCTGTATTAACTGTATAACATCTCCTCCAGTCGCGCCAGTCCATGTTACAGAACGATCTGGTGCAACAATAGGTTCATTCCCTAAACTTGGTAAAGATGGTGATGTGACGTAAGCATGAGGATGTGGTGGTAAGGCATCCTTATTAGAACTCTCATGATCATAAACATTTTGAACATCAGTTGTGTATTTTGTAATGTTATCGTGAAGAGAACTATTTCCTCTCTTAAGTCTTCTTCTTATAAATGCAAAATTGTTTACACCAACACTAGGTAAGTCACCTAAGATAAAAGTTGAACTACTGATAACACTTAAAACACGACCAACTCCAGATAATATAGATTGTCCATCTAAAACCTCAACAGTATCTTCTTCTAAAAGACCATGATCTGATGGTGTTACAACTCTAAAACTACTACTTGATTGACGAGTAACAGCTTTTGGTGTAAATTTAACGGATGTGTTATATACCCAAGATCCAAAATTAGCATCCTCAGAACTTTTATTAATACCAAATGTACCAACTTTAACTGTATCTCCTTTGTTAAAATAGAAAGTTGTTTCTGGAATTGGAAAATCTTTTAAAACACCAGTAATTAAAACTTCAATCTTATTTGTTGCGTTTGCAAATGAATATCCATATGCAACATTATTAAATCTTATATCATCTCCAACATTTAAAACATCAATAGCTGTTGGTAATCCAACAAATTGATTTGATGTTTTACTTGTATAAGTAACAACGCCAGCTGCACTTGCAGTTGGTAGTGATAATGATCCACTTGTTGGAAATCCAACTGTAGTATCAACTGTCATCACAGTCGAACCAATGGTGACTGGATTAACCACACGAGTTCTGCCTGGGACTATGAAGTCACCATCAATTGAATCTTGAGATAGAGTTATTTGATAATAGTGTTCACCGCCATATAAAAAGTCTTTTACATCTGATATCGCACCAGAAGCACCAAGAATATTTTTATCATCTTCATCTTTATCTTGAAATAGTGTAGATCCAATTAAATCCTGTGGATTGCCAGTAATTGATTTAACTACAAAATCTTGACCAAATCCATAATCTGCATCAGATGGTTTGATAAGAAAATCAGCTGGTTTAATAATATTAACTTCTTCGCCGTATAATGCTCTGAATAAAATTTTATATGATTCTTCTGTTCCTTTTGATCGATAAAAATCTTTTATTTGGCGAATAAACTTAACTTGATCTAGATCACTATCAAATTTTCGATTTTCAAATCCACTTGCATAAGTGGTTTTAAGTTTATTGAAAAACTCTCGAATGAAAAGATTTGATAAATTGTGAACTTTAGTTCCACCAGTATGAGCAGCACCTACACTTGTATTAAAAGATAGTAAATCAGGTTTTGTGGGTTGATCCATATTATCAACACCACTAAATCCACGAACACATCCAGTGAATGAAGTTGTTCCAATTCCAGTATATGTAATGATTTCATTATCAATTTTTAAAAGTCCATACTTATCTGGATAGCCTTTTGTAGAGTCTACAAATATTGTACTTGAAAATGATTGAGTATCAGTTGTTAATCCCGTAAACTCAGTGAGAGCAGCTCCCACATAACTTTGTAATTTAGTATATCGATCAATATTTTCTGCAATGTTAATCGATCCACCTTGAAATTCTTGAGAAATATAATATTGTTTCATGAAATCCACAAAAAGTGGACTTTCTGCTTGCACAAATTCAGGTAACTGATTTTCAATTACCTGATTTATCTCGACTCTTTGTATTGAAGTATCAATCATTAATATCCTGAACCAGAACTAGGAGTTGAACTTGATCCACCACCCATAGCAGTTGTTGAACTACTTACACTTGTAGTTGGTGAAGAGGATGCTGCAGCTCTCGCAGCACTTGTTGATGATGATGTAACTGATGCTGTACCAGTTGTTCTATTGTTTACTGAAGTCACAAGACCTGTTGTAGAAACCGCAGATTCTGAATCACGAGTAAACTTCGGCATATAGTAACTATGTGTATGTATGAACCTTGAACCTGATGTATTTTCACCCGATGCGATAATGTCAGGAACCATTGTTAAAGTCGTATTTGTCATATCAAACTTAACATACAAATCACGCAATCCAATTACGTCATTTGAGTGTGGCACTGCCTGAACTTCAATCACATTATTTTCTATTACAGTTGAAAGTATATTTACAGTATCTATAAGCACTTCACCATGTAGATAATCAACAGTTCCAGCGTTTTTCTTCACAATTGTTGGTTGACCACCTTCAACATAAGTAAAGAAGAAAATTCTTCCTTTATTATTATCAATTTTTTCATCTGCAAGATAAACAACATTTGAAACACCTTCAATTGTAAATCCTGTTGATATGATATTATATGCAGGCTCTGCTTGATACATTCGATTACCAAAACAAAGTTCGTATTGTGCAAGACGACCAATCTCTGATTTAAGATTTCTTCTCATACAAACTAAAGTGATATTTGATGTAATTGAAGAGTCTACAGCATCTATTAATGAGATAGCCTTACTATACTTGAATCGACCACCAAATTTATTCACATCAATTGATTTTGAATACTGATCAAGAGCATTTGAAATTGATGTCTTAAGATTTTCTTGATCATCATTTAAGTTTGGATTATAATAAGCATTGACTTTGAGTTCTACATATAGGTATTTCAAATCAATAAACTCTGGCACGATGCCAGCAACCGCATAACTCTTTAATTTTTGTATAAGTTCTCTTTTTGTCTGATCTGATAAAAAATCACCATTTCTTGGTTTAACAGATATAAAAACTTTACCAAAACGAGGTGGAGACATTTCCTCACCACCATAAGCAGTTACAGATTCAACATTTGGATAAATGAAACCTAAAACTGATTCATAATCAGATGAGGTGACTGCACGATACTGTGAAGAGTAAATTCTTGGTGCATAATACTTAATGGATGAGATAGATTCAATATTGTCACCATCTCGTGACTTTTCTTCGGTTGTCACAAGTGAAATATTCCCTGCGTCAATCTCTGCACCATCTTGATTCGTAATATTACCCACAAAACTGAACTCTGCAGCACCATTTCCACCTCTTCCATCAGTTGTAATGTAAGAAACTTCAATAAAGTTGTTATTTGAAAGTTTTTTTGCAATTACATTGTCACCAAAGATTAATTCATATCTTTCATCTTCAATTTCTTGTAAAAGATAAGAAGATGAGGTTGATGTAACACCTACAATATTGTCAATTTGTGTATAAGTGACTCTTGAAGTGGATGCTTCCGATGGTTTGACCTTAACTTTGATCGTAGATGTGTCAATAAACGAATTATCGAGAATAAATCTTTGATTTGTTAAAGATTCATCAACTGTGAAGTTTTGACTTATAAAATTACCTTCAAATATTTCAATATTGTTAAAAACTCCAACTCCATTAACAACAGGAACTGTAATATCCTCTGGAATTGAAAAGATAAAGTTTGAATTACGACCAGCACCATTACAAATGATTCCAGCATTAATTGTAAGTGAAACTGTCTCTGTTAGATCATCAACTTGAAAAGATATCTTTGCTCTTGCAGATCTTCTTGATCTAGGCACATATCCAATGTTTCGAGCAAGTGCAACAACGTTTTCTCGAAGTGTAGAGGAGTCGAGAAAACATTCATTCGTTGCCATATTGGTATTATAGGCAGTGATGTATGTATTATATGCTAACGCATCAATGATAATCGAAAGGTTTGACCCTTCAAAGTCATAATCCGTAAAATTAGTGTTTGCCCTCAGATAATCTCTGATTGACTGTTTTATTTCGTCAAAATCTAAATTAACGTACTGCCCAAAAGCCATTATACTCTAGCTGGTTGTAGGATAACGTCTACTCTTTGTGATGGAGATGGAATCCCAACAATCTCATATGAGACAGTTACATTAATCTCATTTGAATCAGGTGTAATTGTTGCATCCACGATAATATTGTCAATTCGAGGTTCATATCTTGCAAGAGATGACTTAAGTTTCTCTCCAACACCAATTTCGTTTAATGATGTGCTTAATTCAAATAAAGCATCATTAACGATTGATCCAAAAAAAGGATCATATGGTTTTTCACCTAAAATTGTAAAAACAATATTTTTGACAGATCTCTTGATAGCATCCTCATTTTTGATCACAACCAAATCATTCGTCACAGGATGACGTTTGAATGAGAGGTTAATATCTTTGAATGCCTTAGAAGCCACTATTTACACAAAAAGTTTCCTGTTTTATTTATACCTATTTTTTACCTTTTTATCTCACGAACTAAGTAAT